AGATGAAGAAGAACTCGAAGACGACGAGCATGAGGAAGATGAAGGCGACGATGAAGAGGAAGGAGAAGCTGAAGAAGAGGATGATGAGGAAGATGAAGAAGTAGAAGATCCCAAGAAACACCGAATTCCTAAAGCTCGACTTGATGAAGTTATTGCACAGCGAGAAGCTGAAAAGGAACGAGCACAATGGCTAGAAGAACAACTAGCAAAGCTTATTAGTCTACAAGAACGTAAGACTAAAGAAGAGATTGAAGTTAAAGCACCTAAGTATGATTTTGATCTAGCTGAAGAGAAATATCTAGAGTTAGCTTTCTCAGGTGAACATGCAGATGCTCTTAAGCTACGCAAAGAAATTGATTATCAGAAAGAACTAGTATTTGAAGCTAAGATTAAGGCTCTTAAGGAGTCTACTGAAACAGAACTGGAGTCTAAGTCTAAGAAAGTAATTGATGATGAAAGATTCAAAGATGTTCTAGCTAAGTCAGTTAAAGAATACAAGTTCTTAAATGATAAGCACGATAGTTATAATGCCGAAGCTGTAGAGATGATTAATACTCTTATGCGCGGATATGTAGCTGCTGGTAAGACCAAGGCAGAAGCCCTCGCCCTAGCAGTCAAGAAAGGTGCTCCAATGTATCTAGAACCAAAAGATAAGAAAGAGATCTCAGAACGTCGTAAGGCACAGGTTAAGAAGAATGCTGAGGCTTCACGCAGACAGGCACCTAATAGTAAGGGCAGGGGAACTCGAGAAATCGATGTAGAATCTCTAGATCCTTCTAGTTTGACTGAGAAAGACTACAAGTCACTAACACCCAAGCAGAAAGCGAAACTACGCGGTGACTTCTAATGGAAAAACGAGAACATGATTTTAGCACTAAGGAAGGAACCATAGCTGCTATTATTTTTGAGTGTGTACAAAATGAATTTACTAGACATCAATTAGCTTATGTTCTAGCAACTGTAGAACATGAAACAGCAGGAACATTCAAGCCAGTTAGAGAAGCCTTTTGGTTATCTGAGAACTGGCGTAAAAAGAATCTGAGATACTACCCCTATTACGGTAGAGGTTACGTTCAGATAACTTGGCAGAGAAACTATGACTATTTTTCAAAACTATTAAAAGTTGATATGGTGAAAGATCCTGATATAGCAATGAGAGAAAACGTATCTTTGTTTATCTTAGTGCATGGATTCAAATATGGCACATTTACTGGGAAGAAGATTTCAGATTACATCAACGCTAACAAAATTGATTTTTTAAATGCTAGACGATGTATTAATGGAATGGACCGAGCAGCAGACATTGCCAAGCTGGCTGAGAAGCATCTCAAACAGTTATAACTTCTATATGAAGCTCTTCGTATGTTACACGATACGTAACAGTTTACTATTAAATCTTATCGAAGAGAGGATACTAAAATGGCATTAACTAATATGTTATCTAACAACTTCGCGAATCTAACGACTCGTCAGAAGTTTATGTGGGCGAAGGATCTCTGGCAGCAAGCTCGGGAACTAGCCTTTATTTCTAAATTTGTTGGTACTGGCCCAGACGCAGTTATTCAGCGTATCACCGAACTCTCAAAGACTGAGAAGGGTGAAATGGTTGTTATGCATCTTCTAGCCGACCTAGTAAAGGACGGTATCCAGGGTGATAACGAACGCGAAGGTAATGAAGAAGCGATGGAAGTCTACAGTGAGACAATCACATTTGATATGATCTCACATGGTGTTCGTCAGAAAGGTAAGTTAGCAAACCAGAAAGCGGCTGTAAGCTTCCGTGAGCATGCTCGGGATCGTCTTGCATACTGGCTATCTAATCGTATTGATCAGTTAGCACTATTAACACTATCTGGTGTTAGCTATGCGTATAACCTAGATGGTTCTACTCGTGCTGATCCTACTTTCCAAGAACTTGCGTTTGCTTCGGAGGTGAGTGCCCCAACTGCTAATCGTCACGTACGTGTAACTGCTGATGCTAATAAAGTCTACACAGGCTTAGCTGCAGGCGCCACAGCTTCCGTTGACGCTACCGATATCCTAAGCTACGAAGCTCTAGTAGACCTAAACGTCTACGCTAAGAACCAGTATGTACGTCCTATCCGCGCAGGTGGTAAGGAATACTACATCATGCTAATCAGACCAGAAGCACTAGCACAGTTGAAGAAGGATGCAAACTTCCAGCGTGCTATCGTTACTGGTATGGATCGTGGTGCTAGTAACCCATACTTCTCTGGTGGTACTGTAACAGTTGACGGTATTGTTCTACATGAACACCGTTATGTTTACAACACTAAGGGTGCTGCAGGCGGTTCTAAGTGGGGTAATGCAGGCGCTATCGACGGTTCTCGTGCTCTTCTATTAGGTGGTCAGGCTCTAGCTTTTGCTGATCTAGGCGCACCTGAGTGGAGTGAGAAATGGTTCCAGTATGATTCTTCACCCGGTATCAACGTTGACAAGATGTTTGGTTTCGTTAAGCCTGTCTTTTATGCGCAGCAGACTGGTACTAATGAAGACTTCGGCGTTATCGCTGTTGACCACGCTATCTAAATAATAACTAACTGTTGAGAGCCCCTTAAAGCTATTAGGGGCTCTTAGCTTCTCCCTGATGTTGAAAGAGAAACTAAGAGGATATTAATATGGCAATTACAAAAGCTCCTGGTCGCCAGGAAGTAGTTTGCGCTCGTGTTACGGGCACCTTTGGTACTGGCAATGATGTTGCTGCTACCGGAACTTATGCTGCAATTGATGTACCTACCGGTGCAGTAGTTGTAGGTGGACATTTAGTCATTTCTGATGCTACGACTGCTACTGTAGACGTACATGTTGGTGATGGCATAGTTGACAATCGGTATGCTAACAATGTTGATGGCGCTGCTACAGGCCTAACTGCATTGGTTCCTACTGGTTACGTTTATCCAGCTAAGGACACTATTGATCTTATGATTGATACTGCTGCTCCTGAAGCTGCTGGTGCTTTCGAGCTTGTCGTTCTTTATGTGGTTGATGGGCGTGTAGCGTTCTCCCAGGGTTAATAGGAGTACACTACAATGGCTATTACTAAAAAAGAAGGTCGACAAGAAGAGATTTGTGCAATCGTTGAATTTGATGCTAATGACTTTACAGCAATGTTTGGTGCTGATGCTGCAGTTACTGAAGAAGCTATCAATCTACCTGTAGGCGCTATCATTACTGGTGGATTTCTAGTAATTGATCAAGCTTTCGATACAGAAGGAAAGAAGGCTACAGGAACCTTGACTACTACTGATGTACCTCATGCAGCAGATACAGTTACAGTAGCTGGTAATACCTACGAATATGTTGCAGCTTTATCTGCAGGTCCTACAGTTCCTAACGAAGTTCTCATTGGTACTGAAGAAGTATCTCTTGATAATCTAGCAGCAGCTATTAATGGGACAGGCACTGAAGGTGTTGAATATAGTGTTGGTACAGTACATCGTGATTCTTGGGTAGTTGCTACAACTCCTACAGCACATACGATGTTGTTAACAGCGGTACAGGGCGGTACAAGTGCTAATTCTTTAGGTACTACTTCAAGCCATACACATGGTTCATTCGGAGCAGCTACCCTAACTGGTGGTGAGTCTGGAGGTGATACAATCGCAGTGAAGATTAGTGGCGTAGATTATCTAGCAGCCACTAGTGTTACTTCAGTTGGTGCTACGGCATTAACTCCTACAGGGACTAAGATGACTGCACCAGATACCTTGGATCTAGTACACGATGTAGCTAATACGTCTATTGCCACTGCCGAGTATGGTACTGGCAGGTTGATTGTACGTTACATTGTTGATGGTCGTGCTTGCTTTACACAAGACTAATAATATAATTGAACTTTTAGACACTATTAACTGTCTAATATTGTGATCTTACCTTGGGATCACACTATAATAGCCCCTTCTTGATCCCCCAAAGGATTCTTGGAGGGGCTTTTTTTTCGACTTTAAAAAGAGAATACTATGACTATTAAATGGAAAAACTTTAAGTCTGTAGACGGACAATCTAAGAGAGTAGCTCTTATGTCTGGACATACTTATATTGTAGGTGAATCTTGGGTACTCCTTCCTGACTTTGCTTGGTCTGAAGCATACTCTAAAGGATGTGTTTCAGAAGAAATGATTGCTGCTGTAGAACGTGGAGACACTTTAGCTTCACTAGTAAACGTTAATACACTTGAAGAGAACCTAACAGAAAAACTACAAACACTATTTAGGGCTTGGATGGAAACTGCAGCAGAAGAAAACTTTGATTCCAAAGGTATTCCTAGGCTAGCCAAAGTACGAGCAGCTTTAGGTTCACATATTACTAAAATGCAGGTGGTAGCAGCTTACGCTGACCTGGAGGATTAATGACACTACTAGAACTTGTAAAGCACTTGAGAACGTCTATCCTAGATGATCTCGGTGGATATGAGGTACAGTGGGAGAATCTAGAAGAAGATCAAGCAGGTTCTTTACAGTTCAGGTGGACTAATGAAGAACTTACTAGTTTTCTTAATGAAGCCCAAAGACAGGCTTGCAGAAGACTCTTACCACTGAAAGAAGAATTTACTGTAGCTATTAATGATGTTAATGGTGTTTATTCAAACTATGTAACTCTAGATCCCAGAATCATTAGGGTGGAAACTGTAGAACTAGTATCTACAGGCAAGGTATTAGATCCTACAGATAAAGATGATCTACGAGCAGTAGAGAACTGGAGATCTAAAGAAGGCACAGTTTATAACTATTGCACTAACTATATTGATGGTCGTATGTATCTCTATCGCAAACCTACTGTAGATGACTCACTGATTGTATATGCTTCAGTATTGCCTACAGCAGATCTAGCATGGACTGAGTATGATGCATCACCTGAGATTCGTCCAGAACACCACCTCGCACTTTGTTATGGTGCTGCAGCAATGGCTTATGCTAAAGATGAAGCTAATGCTAAAGACCCTATTAATGAAGCTAAGTGGCAGGCTAAGTTTGATGAAGAGTTCCCTATTATTACGAGTGCTTATGCTGAGACTCGTAGACGTATGAAGAATGGCCGTGGAGTACGGTATGGAGGTCTATAATGCCTCAACATCCAGCTACAGTAACTATTGATAAATTTAAAGGTTTAAATAATAAAGCGAGTCCCCAAAAGACTCCACAAGATTACTTTAAGATTATAGAGAATCTTGATACAGCAGATGGCAGTGAACTTAGGGTTCGACCAGGATATACTATGATTGCTTCAGGCAATTATCACAGTTTATTTAGCTATGGTAATGTTTGCTTAGTAGTCAAAGATGATATGCTTTATCATTATATTAACAATCTATTTATAGAACTGGCGTATGTAGGTCCTGATCTATTATCCTATTGTGTTATCAATAATGAGATCTACATCATGTCTCCAAGTTATAAAGCTATCTATGGTTTTAATGGCCTTAGAAGCTTTGGAGTAGAACACGTTAATCCTCTACCGAATCTAACAGAAGCTACAGGTGGTATGCTTAAACATGGTAGATATCAAGTAGCTGTTACAGCTTTGGGTTCTTCAGGTTTAGAATCAGGTGTTGCTACTACATCTTGTATTGATGTGCAAAATGACTCTGCTAAGATTGTAGTAACGGGTCTACAAGCTCCTACAGGCGCTGTAGCTATCCGTTTATATGTTAGTGAATGTGATGGTACCACCCTGTATCTCTACAAAACGCTAACAGCTTCTCAAGCGGTTATAGATATTACTCTCAATCTAACACAGCCACTAGAAACTGAAGGATTGTATCCACCTCCTTATGGAGAACTTATAAGATACTTTAGAGGTAAATCTTTAGTAGTAGATAAAAACATTATCTGGATATCTAAAGAGTATCAATATGAAACATTTGATATGGATATTGATTTCTTACAGTTCCATACTAATGTAGTAGATATAGTGCCAATGGAGTCTGGTATCTTTGTAGGGCTTGAAGATGGTACACTAAGTTTCCTCTCAGGCTTGAATATGAAAGAGTCTGGTATCTTTCTAAAAGAATACTACTTGATAGTTAGAAATTCTGCTCAACAGATTCCTGCTAGCCACTTAATTCTACAAGGATTGCCTCCAGGTGCAAGACATCTAATATTGACTGATAAAGGCATTGTAGCCCTCCTAGAGCAAGGTATCGTTATTAACATGACTGATACCAATGTTCTATTTCCTGAAGGAACTAAAGGCGCCTCAGTGTTTATTAGCAATAGAGGTCTTGATAAATATGTAGTAACACTACAACAACAAGAAGACAATAATGAGTTTGCACCTACTGATCTAGTTACTTGTGAACTTATAAGGAATGGTGTACGGATATGAAATATCTAGGACCACTACGAGTTATCTCTAATGTTGAAACATCTAAGATTGGTCCTTATATTAATCTTGCTAGAAATCAGATTGGTATGCAGAAGAGTTCTAATAATGAATCTGTAAAATCAAACTATAGATATGTTATGCTTCCTGATGGAACTGTTGTAGAGACTTGGTATAATTTTAATAATCATAGTTGTAAAGTAACAGTTCCAGGAGTACCTACAAAACCTGTAGAAGTGTATATTCCAGGTATTGTTATGGCCCCTATAGATGATGTTGGTAAATGGGGATATGGATCTCCTTTTAGTGATCCCCTAGGCACTGCATGTCCTACATATGATATTGTTAAATATGGAAGTTCATTATTAACACCTACATATGATCCAGGCACTACAGATTATAAAGAATCTATTATAATAAGGCCCTGGAAGCAACCGGGAGTTGATCCAGTAGCAAAAGATGATTCTTATACAATCGGTACATACGCTCATCCTATGTATAGTACTGCAGCACATGATAAATATATTGGAAATTTTGTGTTACCGGGGAATACAAAAAACTATGGTACAATTATAGGAAGAGTTCCTTTCATAGGATATTCACCTAGATATGCAAGTCCACAAACTATTTCTTCATTTTCCGATAGAAATGATGGATATAGACTATTAGAATACTTTAAACAAACCAGCATAGGTGGTGTAGTGTTTGTTAAAGGAATTCCTAAAGTATATTGTGGTCCGCATATCTATTCATACCACGATAGGTATATTAATGATGTAAGACATGATATAATAACATACTCCCGAATATCTACATTAAGCGTAGACCAATCAACCACGGAAGGATACTATTCTGCTGGATCATATGATATTACAGAACATGGTAAAACATTAGAGACATTTGAGGCCATAACAAATTCTGAGAATAGGGTCATTGCATTACCAACTGTTACCATACCAAATATATTTTGTGGATATCTAGATAATTTGGGATACGGTATTGGAGTCTCCATTATCGGTAGTATACAGTTAACCGACAGGTACTTTATGATTTATCATAGTTATCCAATACTTGATGATACATCTGCATGGGGCGCTGCACTAAGTTTAAACTGGAAACTATATAGGTATAGTAGTGATTTAACTTCAGCTACATTGGAATCTGAAGTTGAATATCCAGCTATTCCTGCTACTTTAATTACTGAAGTCGCACTTGATGGTGGTCGTACTATAGATATTGCTATTGATGATGTTAGTCCCAGAATTATTCAACACGGTCACACATATTCTGGTGAAACCAGACTTATGACTGTATCTTATTCTAATGTAGGATATATCGGAACTATAGGAAATTTGGGAGAACGTATTCTCGGAGATCACTATAATGTAGATATGGAATATATCTTACCTGATGGAAATGGTGGCGATAATATTATTTCACTAAATTGTAGTGGTAGTTGCGATGGTACTACTACCGAAATGCATCATGAAACTTTTCAGAGTATATTGTGGGATGCACACACTGATTGCTATATTTATGTTATAACGTCTACCAATATAGTTAGAGTTAGTACAGATAGCTATAGAGTAAGTGGTAATATGGCATTTTATAGAAATGGTACTCAGTTTCATACTTATTCAATGAGTAATAGAGTTATGTCATTAGTAGACTTTGAACTTCCTTGGATAGGTCAGAATTTAGGAAGTGGATATCTTAAATTAGAGTACATGTTCTTGGCATGGTTTACTGCATATACAGGAGATGAGGGACCACTATTTGAAGGCATCCCTGAGTCTGAACCAGTTACGGTTTATTTTAGTACTCCAATTACTGATTTCTTTATCTGGTGGAAACAGGAGATTGATTATGAAATGAATGCATATGTAGTGTATTCTACAGACAGAAGATCTGTAGTTGATCCTGGAGCAGATCTAACTAACTCAAATAAAGTTACTTTTTTAGAAATGAAAGATCTAGAAGAAGGCAACATGGCTAATACACCTATCATACGATTTTCATGGTGGAATAATGAACTTCTAGACGAAAAGAGCATCGAAGAGATGCTTTTGATTGATGAAAAAACAAATCCTAGAATAACCAATTTTGGAGTAATCTAAATGAACAATATGAAATTTGCTGGTCGTTTTTCTCACTATATTTTACGTAATGGTGTTCTAGTTGGTGACGTTCAGTACGACGATAATCTCGTAGTAGATGAAGGCATTAACTATATCATGGATACCGCCCTATCTTCAGGTGCTGCAAAGTCTGCATTCTATGTAGGACTATTTGGTAATAACTATACCCCAGTAGCTGCTGATATCCAGTCTTCTGGTACAGCTACTGATAACTTCTGCAATGCTGCTAAAGCTGGTGAAGTAACCACAATCTATGATGAAACTACTCGTCCTGTATGGCAGGAAGCTGGAGTATCAGCTAAAGTAATTACCAATGCTGCTAACAAAGCTACCTTTACTTTTAATGCTTCTGATGATATTTACGGTGCTTTCCTTACTGGCGGGACTGGTAGCGATGTTAAAGCTGCTTCAGGTTCTGGTCACGTCTTAATAGCTGCTGCTAAATTTAGTACTGTGCGCTCTGTTATTAATGGCGATATCCTAGTTGTCACTTATCAGATCACAGGATCTGCATACTAATAGGAGGCTGATATGGCCGACCTAAAAGCTTATTTAAAGTTTGATGATGCTGGAAATCGACTGCTAGACTCCAGCACATATGCCAATAACTTTTCTGTTCCTTTTTATTCAGGACCTATTACTTACGTAAGCGATAGTCTAGTATTTCCAACAGGAGTTATGGACTCTGAAGGATTTGTTATTGGGGCAAGTGCTTGGCCTGGTTCAATATATGACGTTACTCAGATTGACGGCGGGGCCTGTACAATAATTGTAGAATGGGATTACTATTTTGATTCTTCAGTATTGTATTGGCCAGATTATGGTGAATGGTCACAGACCTTTTTAGCAACAGTATCTCCTGATGGTGGAGGTGCTTGGGTTTCGACTGGTTTTAATATGAGAGGTGATCCAGATTATTCAGCTCCCTGGGAACCTGAAATAAGAATAATAGGAGTTGGTCCATCAGATACAGGTCCTGAACAATGGCATGAAGATTTATTATTAAGTGATGTATTCCCAACTGATGGATGGTACACTTTTAGGTGGGCTGAGTATCAAGATGGAAGTTATGTAAGGCGTATATTATATAGAAATGGAGTAGTATTATTACAATATAGCTATGTTGGAACCCTTGCTAGGAGTATTTATAATACAGAAAATACCACGTCTATTGATATTGCTTTGAGGTCTTTTGGTGGAAGAATAGATAACTTTAGATTATATTATCTTCCCTTAGGAGAAGTGGATCCCCCAGTAGATCCAGGTCTTGAAGAGACTATCTCAGATCTACTATATCTTCCAGATTATTATCTTTGGAGATTTACTGTAAAAGATGGAGAAATAACTTCAGAATATGATAATAGAATCTTTGATGCTTTTAGGACTGGTGAAGTAGTCTCATATGATCCTTTTGCTAACTATGCCTATAAAACTATTGAAGATATCATTCGTATTAGAGCCCTGCTAGATAATTCTCGTACTAGAGATTCTGGAGGCGTTGCTAATACAGAATATGAAGACACCATCTCAGACTTTTTAGTTAATGTAGACGATCTCTTACAGACTCCTAATCTCTTTATGGGTTTCACTGATGAGATTGCTCTAGAAGACTTGGTAACACCTAGTGGTACTTTTAGTGAGTCGCTATCTGAGATTGTTTTATTCATACCAGTTAAAGATGAACCTGGTATTTGTTTTAACACATATAGTTTTAACTCAAGGATTAATGCTGTATCTGAATATACTAACTACAACTTCAATTCATACACTGTATATCAAACTAGGGCTTATGGAGCTTCTTCAGAAGGCTTCTATCTCCTAGAAGGATGCACAGACAATGAAGACCCAATTGTAGTTAAGCTAAGAACGGCTGCCATGGACTTTGGCACCTCCAATTTAAAAAGTATTCCTCAAGTGTATTTAGGGATAACTCAAGATTCATCTATTATTATGAAAGTGGCAGTAGATGGTAAAGCAGAGACTTATCATAAACTAGACTTGGCTACTAATCACCTAGGTACTCAGAGGATTAAACTCCCTAAAGGCCACATAGGTAGATGGTTCCAATTTGAACTAGAATCTGAAACAGCATCTGAATTCAATCTTGATTCTATCGAATTCTATTTGATGCCTTTTAGGAGAAAAATCTAATGGCTACTAGTTACTACCCTTTTACAGCATTTGATTTTCCAGATATATCTACATTCATTGGTGAGCAGCAGAACTCTGCAGAAGCTGCTGCTACTGCTGCTACCGCTTTTCTTACAGACATGTCTGACTGGATTACAGGAGTAGATGAACCTTTATCAATTACTGAGCTTACTCCAGTAATTACAGCTTATACTACTTCTTCACAAGCTCTTACAGGAGCGCCTACTCTACCTGCAGAACCTGATATCACAGGATTTGATACAGCATATGGGACTATGCCAGAGATGGTAACTGCTCCTAGTGCTATTACTGTTACGGGATGGAATCTCGGAGACTTAGAATCTTATTTAGGTACATTACCTTTATTTAATGTTACTAGACCTACTATTAATTATCCTAATGCTCCACAGACTTTTACTGAAACTGCTCCTGATACAGATATTGGAGTTATCACTAGCTTTGTATTCCCTGATGCTCCAGTTCTAGTGTTTCCAAGTATTCCAGATCTTAATGACTATACTATTCCTACACTAGATAATATAGTGCTTCCTAACTTCAACATGAATCTTCCAGATTCTATTCATGCTCCTATTACTGAGCTAAGTTTTAATTGGACTGAAGATCCTTATAGTTCTTCAACACTAACGGCTGTTACAGCCAATCTACTAGAACGTTTAGCAGGGGGAGCTACAGGGCTACCTCCCAGCGTAGAACAAGCGATCTGGGACCGTTCTAGGGATCGTGAAGAAGCATCTGCTAAGAGACTCTTAGTCAAGATTGCTACTGAAGAAGCTAATAGGGGATATCAACGTCCTCAAGGTTCTTACTTTGCAGCTATGCAGAATGCTTATAAAGAGATGCAGAATAAGATCTCTGAAATGAATCGTGAGATCTTTATTAAGCAAGCAGATATGGAGCAAGAGAATCTTAAGTTTGCAGTTACTAGTGTTATTAGTCTTGAACAAGTTCTTACTAATGTTTATAACCAACGTATTCAAAGGCAGTTTGATGCCGCCAAGTATGCTAAAGAACTTGCTGTAAATGTAATGAACTTGAGACTACAAAAACTTACTATTGAGAAAGATATTTATAATAGTTATATTGCTGGATATAATGCCAGGATTCAAGGAGCTTTAGCAGAAGTAGAGAAGTTTAAAGCAGAAGTAGAAGTGCAGAAGGTTATTGCTGATATCAACAAGAATCTTTTAGATGCTTACAATGCTACACTGCAGGGATTGCAGACTACTGCTCAAATCTATAAGACTGAAGTAGATGCAGTGTCTTCGAGGATTCAAGCAGAGTCTCTGAAGATCCAGAATCTACAAGCACAGATTCAAGAATATACAGCACTAATCAATGCTAAGAGAATGGAGTATGAAAACTATGGTAATCAAATCTCTGCTGAGAATACTAAGCTAGCAGGATTTGAAACCGATATTAAAGCATTCAATGAAAGATTAGCAAGCTATGCAAGTCTCGCAGGAATCTATGGGTCAGAAACAGAAACCGATATTAAGACTGAATCGTTACGTATAGAACAGTATAAGCAGAAACTAGATTATACTAATCAGTATATCCAACAATGGACTGCTAAGATTAATGCAGTAGTAGCTGCTTATGAGCAGAGCTACCAGTTGCATAAAGTACGTATGGATGCTCAAGCTGAAGAGCTAAGACTAGCAATGCAAGATAAGATGAATAAGATTGAGAGAGATAAAGTAGAAGCTGGAGCTATAGCTAATGCTACTCAAATTACTATTGAGAATGCTAAGAACTCTGCTGCTATTATTCTTGAATCTTATAAGACAGGTGCTACAGTTCAATCTCAGATTGCTTCTGGTGCTATGTCTAGTATTCATGTTGGTTCTAGCCTCAACGGTCAGACTGCTACTCAATTCCAGTATTCTGAAACTAACGATATCACTTAATCTTGGAGACTATCAATGGCTAATGAAAAAAAGAGAGCATTATATAATATGCTCAACAAAGGTCTTAAAGAGAATCTTCAGCAAGGTTATAATCAAACAGTTGAAGATCTACAAACTAATCCCAGTCTAGGAATGATTGGAGATACCTTAAATGGAGATACCTTAGAAGGTCGTACAAGGGCTGAAAAACAAGCTCTATACAATATGATGAATAAAAGCACTGGAGAGAACCTTCAGCAAGGTTATGATCAAACAGTTCAAGACATTAGAAGTAATCCTACTCTAAGTATGATAGGAGATACTCTTAGTGGCTCTACAATCGAAGGTCGTACCAGGGCTGAGAAGCAAGCACTATACAATGTATTAAATAAAGGTGTTGGAGAGAATCTTCAGCAAGGCTATAATCAGACAGTGCAGGATGTTAGAAACAATCCTACTTTAGGGATGATTACTGATTCTGTTGGGAACACTATAAGAGATACTGCAATAAACGCAGTTGGAGATATTCCTTATAGCGGTAGAGGTGCTATGAATACTCTGCAGAATATGGCAATTGATTCTGTAATGAATGTTGGTGGACCTGGGGCAGCTATAGTATTACCTTATGTAAAAGGCTCTGCAGAAACTACTGGAATAGAGCCAACGATGAATCTACCAGCTACTCCTCCGGGGCCAGACTTTAATCCACTGGGTGCGACTACTCAGATGTTTACTAACTTTGCAAATGATTTACAAACTAAAGGAATGGTAGAATCTGATGCAGGAAATCAAGTCTTTTCTCCTTCACAATTTGCAGTGGAAGGTGTTAAAACTTTAGGAGGAATGTTACCAAACTCTACAGGACTTGAAGGCATGGTAAATCCTAATATTAAAAGTCCTACAGCAATGGCTGAGAGAGCAACTCTTGGTGGATTTGATGTTACTACTGCTGGCGGT